GGAGTGGTGGAACAGGGAGCGTGGTACTAGCAAGGGTGGCGATTTGAAGCGCGCAAAGATGCAGGCGGAGATTGATAAGATCCTTTTTGACCTCGAAGTGAAGCGCGGTGCGTGGATGAAGAGGGTTGATGTCATCGATGCCGTGGTTGTCATGGCCCGGACACTCAATTCGTTGCTTGACGGTATACCGAACAGGCTTGCCCCTATAATCGCGGTTGAAACAGACCCGCGTAAGTGCAAGAAGATGATTGCCGATGAGATAAACAATGCAAAGAGCATAATAGAAAGGGGCAATATCACGGATGACAGAACGCCTGCTTGATTTACCTGAGGTAAGAGCCGAGTTCAAGGTTGTTGATTCGCAAACAGTCAGCGAGTGGGCAGATGCGCATAGGATATTGAGTCCGTTGTCGAGTGCGGAGCCGGGACCGTGGAGGAATATCAGAACACCGTACCTTGTAGGGGTAATGGATTCATATACGGATGAGTACATCGAAGATATAACATTCATGGCATCGTCTCAGGTCGGGAAGTCGGAGTGCCTGCTTAATATCATCGGATACATAATGGACAAGGACCCCGCCCCTACGTTAGCGGTGCTCCCGCGTGAGCCGGATGCTAAGGGTTTCTCTCGGAACAGGATTAAGCCTATGATTGGAGCGACTCCGGCATTATCTAGGCACACGAAATGTGATCCTGAGGATTTACCTGCTTTAGAGTATCGGTTGGATAGAATGACGTTCTTCTTATGTGGTGCGAACAGTCCGGCGGACCTAGCATCGAGGCCTATCAAGAATCTGCTTATGGATGAAATAGACAAGATGCCATTATTCACAGGAAGGGAAGCCGATCCTATCAGCCTTGCTGGGGAACGGCAGAAAACATTTTGGAATAAGAAGAGGTACAAGTCATCAACTCCTACAACGGCGGATGGGTACATAAACGAGCATTACAATATGTCGGATCGTCGCAAATACTTCGTTCCCTGTCCTTATTGCGGAGAGTATCAGGTGCTGACGTTCGCAAGTATAAAAATCCCCGAAGATGAGCGTGATGCTGACAAGATTATAGCTGAACGGCTCGCGTGGTATGAGTGTAGTGAGTGCGCTGGTAAGATTAACGATATTCAGAAGATTCAAATGGTCAGCAATGGGCAATGGATTCAGGAAGGGGCTTCTATCGACAAGGATGGAGTAGTAACCGGTGCGCGCGAAAGCCGGCACGCTGGGTTTTGGATCAATTCGCTTTATTCGCCGTGGTTAACGTTCTCAGATGTGATAGGGAAGTTTCTCAGGGCGAAGAACGACACGAAGTCTTTGATGAACTTCGTTAATTCGTGGCTTGGGGAGATATGGGAAGAGAAGGTCGAGGAGAACACGCCGGAGACGTTAAGGGAGCACGTATACACATACGCGAAAGCGACAGTCCCGGAAGGTGCACTCGTATTGACCGCCGGGGTCGATGTTCAGAAGGACCATTTCTATTCTACGGTTCGGGCGTGGGGGTATGACGGGGAGACATGGCTTGTCGAAGCGAACAAGGTTGAGAGTTGGCAGTTGATACGGTTCTTGGCAATGGAGCAGAAGTTCCCGAAGGTATCGAGCGGCGAGAGCTTGCCGGTTCGCCTTACTTGTATCGATTCAGGGTATAGAACGGACGAGGTGTACTCGTTTGCGCGGGAGTTCAGGGATAAGGTCAAAGCCATTAAGGGCGAAGAGACATTATCGGCTGGTCGTTACTATGCGGCTTCTAAAATCGACACAAATGCGCGTACAGGCACTTTGATGAAGAGCAGTCTTATGATATACCGGCTCAATACATCGGCGTACAAGGATCAACTGGCGCGCAGCATGGGGCATAAGAATCCTATACGCTGGGCTATGTATAAAGATGTTGAAAAGGCGTATCTCGATCAGATAACGTCAGAATATAAAATACTAATAAGGGACCGCAAGACGGGTATCGCCAAAGAAGTGTGGAGATTGAAGAAGGGGCATAGGGCGAATCACTTTTTGGATTGTGACATATACGCACGCGCCGCCGCTGATATGATTCATGCGCTTAATATAAGAAAAGAGACTCAGGAGCAATACATCGATGAGCAAAGGCGGTTAATCGCAAAGCGTAAGGCCGCGCAAAGCAGAAACAAGTCATGGATTGGTAATCAGGAAGGAAACTGGTTAAACAGATGAACTGGATTGACAGCGACATAAGGTTCGGGAGAAGGAAGTATCCTGTAAAGGTAAAAAAAAGAAGAAACGAGGGGATAACGGCAAACGATGGAGTGACCTATAAACTTCCACGATGTCCTGATGAAGATTGTCTTTCTTTTAACCTCGACTGTTATTCAACGAGAGAACATTGTCGGTATTATGAATGCAGGGATTGTGGTTTACACTTCAAAGCTGTTGAAGTTCGGTAGTGCTACTCAGTAGCACCGAGTTTTACACAGCAACATAATTTGTGGTATAATTTTATTCGTTACAAAACTTTTTTTAAAAAAAAGGAGCGCGTATTTTATGGCAACATCAGCCGAACTTCAAACCTACCTATCAAATGTCGAATCGGCTATAAACGCCCTAGTAGTGGGCCGAGCCAAGAGTTACTCTATCGCAGGACGATCATATACGTATCAAGATTTAAGTGAATTAAGAAATTGGCGCAAAGAATTACAAAATGAAATAGCGATCACGACTCGATCAACAAGAGGCACAACTACGTTCGCAACATTTGAAAATCTATAAAATTAGAGGTAAACAATGGAAAAAGAAAAAAAGACATTAGCGACCCGCATCGATGATGCAATAGGGCTATTTAGTCCGAAGCGGGCGTATGCGCGTAAACGGTTCAGGGCGGCATCTTCTGTCCTACAATCTTACAATAGTGCGCGGACTAATAGACTTCGGAAGAACTGGCTTGTTACTGGTGGGTCTGCTGATTACGATATTCTTGAGGACTTGAAAATTTTAAGAGAGCGTAGCAGGGACTTGAATCGTAATGATGGATATGCGAGTGGGATCACGAAGGGGTTTGTGAACGATATTATTGGGACTGGCATCCTGCCTCAGTCGAGGGTTGATCGTCAGTTTTTAGGAATATCGGATAAAAGGGCAGAAGAGTACCAGCGTTCAGCAGAACGTTGTTTTAGGGATTGGGCAAAGACTGCCGATATTACTGGTGCGCTTGATTTCCAAGAAGTGCAAAAGTTAGCTATGAAGCAAGTTATAGAAAATGGGGAGATTTTTATTGTCCGGACAATGAAACAAAGAATCGGAAGAAAATACGAGTTTTGCCTACAGTTGGTTGAGGCCGACAGAGTAGACACGCCGACTTCGTACTCTGGTAATAAAAACATAAGAAAAGGTATCGAGCTGGACGATGAGGGTATCCCCATTGCATATTACATTCGGAAAGGTCACCCGGGTGATTATAATAATCGAGTGAAAGAGGCAGCAGAGTACGAGCGAGTACCTGCGCGACGTAGTGACGGTAAGTGGAACGTGATTCATCTGTATGAAAAGGATCGTCCGGGGCAGTCAAAAGGGGTTCCGTGGTTTGCTTCTATTATGACTGATTTCAAAGATTTATCTGATTATGATGAGGCTGAATTAACTGCTGCGCGTGTGGCCGCGTGTTTTTCTTTATTCGTAACTACTGAGAACCCACAGGATATGGCGGCGAATTGGAATGCTACGAAGCAGTCAGATGGTTCGACACTTACTTCACTTGAGCCGGGGATGATTGAGCATCTTGCGCCGGGTGAGAATATACAGTCCTTTAATCCGCAGAGGCCATCCTCAACATACGAAGCATTTGTCGTATCTCGACTTCGTAAAATCGCGGCTTCACAAGGACTGCCTTATGAAGTAGTTGCAAAGGATTACACAAAAACGAATTATTCAAGTGCTAGGGCCGCGTTGCTCGGCGCTCGTAGGTATTTCGGGGAGAAGCAATCTTGGATTGCGCGTAAGTTGTGTCATGTTGTATGGGAAGAAGTATTGAACGAGGCTTTTATTAAGGGATACCTTGACCACGCTACTACGTTCTTGGGTAAACAGGCCGGATGGAGTCAGGCGCGATGGATACCACAAGGTTGGCAATGGGTTGATCC